CAATTATTCGATCAACTTTTAACAAATTTTTTTAATCATGCCTGATTCATTTAAAGCCGCCCTTCCTTATCCAATCAAGTTTTCAACAAGTGAAAACGATTATGAAGATCAAGATAAATTTCCGCAAAAATTTTCTATGTTTATTCCATGTGAATCTGTTCCCGCCTTCTGTGAAGAAGTTATGAAAATGGTAGACACTAAACAAAAGAAAGGTAAAGTTTGGGATTATTCCAAAAAAGAAGAAGTCGAAGTCGATGGTATTTATATCAACGCAAAAGCCAAAGAAGGCAGATATGGAATTTTCGGAAATATTAATTTAAATTTTATTGAACCAACTGAACAAAAAAAGGTTAGTGAATATGACGATATTCCTTTTTAATTCTTGAATTATTATCGTCTTTTTCTTTTTTAAGACTTAACTTTATTACTTCTGTTTCGAGATCGCCAATTTTTGCAATGCAATTTTTGATGATCTCATCTTTTTGCCAATTTTGCCGCTGATAATTTACAGCTATATCGAGCAAATAATCAAAGTCAGTTATCTCGGCCAACATCCGCGCCTGTATCTCAAGATAAAGTTGATCTTCAAGCGTTTCTGTTATGGTAAGCCAATCATCCCAAGCCATAGCAAGCTGACCTCC